ACTTAATTCTATACTTTTTACATTAAATGTAACGTCATTTTTTACCATATGTTTATTTATAAAATCTAGAAGTATAGTATTTATGGTACCATCTACTTTATTATTATTTTCATCATCACTTTTCTTTTTGAAAAAAGATTTATTAGGTGATACATATTTCTTAACTGTACCGTCTTTGTATAAAATATCTATAATTTTAGGTGGTAATTGATGTCTTTTACCTGTAAAATCTTTACAAAACCCATAATGTCTCATAATATCAGTAGTAGAAAAACACTTTTGTGCAATTGTTTCTCCTAGTATATGAAACCATACATGATTAGAATTATGGTTACATTTTTTATTTTCACAATAGAAAGAGTTGGTTGATACTAGAAACTGATTATTAGATTCAAACATTTTTGTGATACGCGAAGTTTTCTGACCTTCGAGGTGTTTGTTTATAAAGTTTTGTAAAAGACATATAACCTCTTGGTTTTTGAATTCATTTTTTATTTCCATTTGTGTAAAAGATGAACCTTCATTTGATTGAAACGTCGTTTTTCCTTCTATAATATTTGGTTTTGTACTTTGACTACGTATCGTTGCCGTGTGTAAAAGATTAACATCTGGGTGTGGTAATATAGTTTCGAGTAGCGTGAAAGGACCTTTGTTACCTTTATAAATGAAATAGGGTAAGTATTCACCCTGGATAACTTTACCCGTATTATTACATTCTTTACATCCCTGTCCAGAACACTTTTCATGTTTAGCACGTTTATGTGAAAAAGGCATACGAAAACCACTCCCTTTTGTTTTTCTATCTGAACTACCGTATACGGCAGAATCAACGACGTCTTCCCAATTTACTGAACCATATACTAATTTTAGAGTATCTATAACATGTTCCCTTATAGCTATTGCTGAAGATCTATTCACTGTAAAACCTTCCCAGTTTATATGAACACCTGTTTTTATTAGTTTATTCGAAACCTCTTTCGGTTCTGCTATAGATATTAAAGCCTGTCCAGCACCTTCGAATTTACTAACTTTATCACAAATAATTTTACATATACTTTCTACTTGATTAAGAGTTAATTCAGTTTCATCTTTATAATCGAGATCTATAAAGAAGTTATAATTTTCCGTTTTTTGTTCCACAACAAAAATCTTCTCTCCTAAAGTATACACTTCTACACATTTTTCATAAAAATCATTCAATCTATCAAATGGCACGGAAAGGATACCCCCATCCATGAGCACATGTGATACATTGGAGTTGTTTAAGAACCCCTGTTCTCTACACCATTGTTTAAACATGGTATATACTTATAAAGTATTGGTTTTATTTTTTTATATTCATTCACTATCGTAGTGATGACGCCAAAGTGTTTTTCTAAACGATATTTCTGGATATTGTTCCTGTTCTGATAAAGATTTTTTCAAAACGAGAAGTTCGTAAACTTTATCGTCCTTGTGTAATTCTGCGTACCTTTCTGCTTTATCCTGTGTGTACCCGTGTCTTTCGACGAGTAATTCCTGTATTTGAGATAGTATATAAGCCTTGGACTTCATTATTTAATAGAGAAGGTTTTTCTATTAACAGAAGTTACACACGCGTAAAATTCTGGGTTATTGAGTACGTTTTTAACTATACGATCCCACTGTTTTTTCGTATTAAATTCCGATAAGGTTTCAAAATTCATAAAATCATTTTCATCATGGGTCCTTTTAATGGGTAACTTTTGTATTTTTTTTAAATTTGTTTTTTGTTTTTCATCGTTAAACTTCTTAACGAGATCATTTTGTTCCTGTTGCGTATAATTTACGAAAAATATGAAGACGTTATATTCTAAATCTACACCCGGACTTTCTTTTACTACAAATTTGAAGTCTGTATATTCACCTTTCTTTAGATTCACAACACCTCTCGTTTCTTCGTCTAATTCTCGTAAGGCACATCTAATAGGATTAGGTATTTCTTTTCTTCTACACCCTCCGGTAACGAAAATCCAATCTTTGAATCGTCGGTCTCGGACAGTGAGGAACTTTGGTTTAGAACCCGTAAACATTACGGGAATGGCTATAGCTTTATATTTTTTCATTGCGCGATTGCAAGTTATAATTGAGCGAGATGATTATTCTGAAGATTCTTCTTCGCTATCTTGATTTTCTTCACTATCTTCATCAACTTGGGTTTCTTTCGGTGTATCTTTTTGTTCAATTTTTTGTGCTGGTCCTGGGACTCTGACGGGTGTTATTTGGGACAAAAATGAAGATATTTTTCCATTCATTCCTTTAACACTTTCCATTTCTTCCCTGGTCGTTTTAAGTTCTTTATACATATAAATAGATGCTGCTATACACATTATAATAGCAACAATTATGGCAGTTTCACGGTCGAATGTAAACATTTTATAGTAAAATAGAACCTCATGTTTTTAAGTTCGTATAATCGCACCCATGTGTACACCGTCTTCTTTTGGACACTCGTATCCCATTTGAGCAAATTGAATCTCCTGGTAATGTCCATCTTTACACTCCGCATTTTGTACGGGTTCTTCGTGTTTAGAGTCGATGAGATGATTCAAAGTTCCGGATTTAGGATCGTAAGTTATAATAAAAATGAAAGCTAGTAAAAAAACTAATTGCCAGAACATTTATAATAAGTGGCTAAATTAAATTAGTTCGAGTACATCAAACCACCCATACCGTTTTCGATACGGAGGATATTGTAACCAACGGCATACATATTACCCGTGAAGGTGTTAGTATCTTGAATAAATCTCGCAGAATCGAGTCTACTAAAGTTGAGTGTACCTGTTGGTTGGATTTTGGCCGTGTCAATACAGAATGGTTGTAAAAATTTATTATCTGCGTCGTCATCGACATTCGAGTTTGGACAGTGGAAATAAACTGGGGCTTGTGTAAAGTGTGGTTTGGCGACCTTAAAGTCAGAAACGTCCGTACCGTTAATTTGGAGTTTGATAGAACCAGAGGAGACGCAATTTAAAGTAGCTATTTTACCAGTGGATGAATTCACCTGAGTACCGGCAATAAACTTAACTGGATGGTTCAACGGGAGTTCTTGAACCTTACTGTTGGATGCGACAATAGAAGTTGTTTGTGTGATGAGCATGTTTTGTGGTGTAGACGATAAAACCGTGCGTTCATCTGTATCGAGGTGGATGAACTGGGTGTATACTTCTGGGTTAGCAACTATAGTTCCGCCCCACGTAATTCTTAATTCAACATCGTGGTATTGGAGCGCGACCAATGGGATCGCAGATTGGGCGTTTTCGCAAAACGAAAACCTGAGTGGATAAAACCCTCGGGACGGTGTTTCGGCAGAAGAAATAAGACCACCTGCTTTGGTACTACCTTGCGAAAGGGTCCATGGGGCGACGTATTGGGAGAATGCAGCATCTTGTGTGTCGATGACTTGACCACCGATCAAAAGTTCAACTTTTGAAATGGATTTCCACCAAGCTCCAGATGCTGTAGAAGTACCAGCCCTTGGTGAAATGTAGACGTAGCCGAGCATATCACCTTTACGCTCGAACCTGATGGTAGACATACCATTAGCGACTGGGTTGCCCTGGATAGTTTGTCTTTCGACAGTTTGGGCAAAGTTTGTGTGACGTTTGTAGTTGGACCTGAAAAAGGAAACTTCGGGTTGACCGACGAGGTGCGCATCTTGGGCACCGATTGCAACGAGTTGAGCAATACCTCCAGACATATTTTATATTATACTAAGGTTTTATTTTTTAAATATCTTCAGTGAAATCTGTATACTGCTTTTTAAGTTCATTGTATAAATGAGATATCATACTCGTGTTTGATGTTTCTAAATCAGAAACATTTATACTTATGAGCTGAGAGTTTATCGAACTTTTTCCCTGTGTTTTTGCATCTTTACTGATATGGTGTTCGAAATAAGATGTTAATTTATACACGTTTGAACTGTCCGATAAAGAATCGAAATCCACGTGAATATTGACTTTTCCATTATAATCTTTTCGTAACCCGATGTAATGTTCGGATAATACCATTCCGTAATTCGCAAGTATGGAGTTCCCCTCTTCCCCCATAGCCTCAGATTCCGGAATTATTATACCCATTATTATATATACTTTATAAATTATAATTATTTTAACTTTTAGACGAATTGACTTAATTTATTTTCAAGTTCTTTTATTTTAGAGTTAAGTTCTTTTATAGCTTCTACAAAGATACCTGCAATGTTCCCATACGC